GCAACAGCTTTCAAAGCAGTTGATTGAATATAAGCACCGAAGTTAGTAGAAGGGTTACATCCCGTAGCCAATGTACCAGCAGTAAGACCTACTGAATTTAAGTTCAAGAAGAAGTTAAGACCTTGAGTACGTACAACGAATTCATGGTTTCTTTCTCCTAAGAAGAACAAACGATCTAGGATATTTTTGTTGATTGATTGAGTCAATTCGTTGATAAGTACTGATTCTACTTGAGATACAGCATCTACTCCAAATTGTTTCAAATCCTGAACTTGCTCACGAGTAACAGCAGCAGCAACTTGGAAAGTCTTAGCTTCAACTGATTTGTTGAATAGACTTAAGTTCATTACATTATCTGTTGTACCTTCACCGTCGGCTCTTGAGTAAGGATCGTTAATATCGAATCCTGTGTAATCATTGTCTTTCAACGCAGTTCCAGAGAATCCAGTAATGTGATCTTCTAAAGCTTTAACTAATTCAACAGTCCAAGTAGTAGAAGCACCAATTGTAGTAGTAGCACCTGCACCTATATAGAATGTTGCTCCAGAAAGAGTAGAAGCAAGGTTAGTTCCTGAGAAAGTTCCTCGTATGTGGAAAATTGGCATACCGTCGATACGAGAAGCACCAACATAAGCAACAGTAATTCCATCATTTGTAAGTGTAGTAGCTCCTACAGGAAGTTGACCAGTTGCACCAGGGAAAGAAGTAGAATAGTTTGTACCATAATCTAATTTCACTAATAGAGGTAAATTAGCACCTGTTCCGCTTGTTTTACCACCAGCATATACGAAATCCAAGTATGTAAGAACACCCATTGGACCAGGCATAGGAACTACAGGAACTAAATCTAGACCTACAGTTTGAGCAGCAACTTGCATAGCAAGTGGAAGAAGTGTGTGAGCTTTATCACCAGAACCTGAGTCACCAGTGTAAAAATCATTTTGGGATCCGGGATCGCCAGGGAAACGGGTAGAACCCATACCATTAACAGCACCTAGAGTTGCAGTTGAATTACTTTCGTAAAGTTCATGATAGTGGCAGTATTTAGACATCCACTCAACACGACTACGCTCTGTAATACCAACTTCGGACTCCAAAATTGGAGACCATTTAGAGAAAATCTCTTGTTCGTTTAACAAATACATTTTGTTTGTGTTTTTTTTATTGTTTTATTTATTTTTCCTATAGCTTTTGGCATCTTAGCGTTTTCGGAATTTCTTACTATATATAAGGTTTATTTCTTAAATCTTTGACGGAATCCTGCTTTTACAGCATCCATATAAGTATCTGGAGTTTTGTATTCAGAAGATTCATCGATTGGAGCATTTAAGTTTTCATTTTCATTAATCAAATCTACTTTAACTTCTCTTAAATCTCTAGTTGCCCAGAAATTATCAATTTGATATTGTGATTCAAGTAATCTTGTAGAAGCTTGAGCTTTAATAGAATTCTTTTGTGATTCAGTTAGAGTATTCCAAGAAGCTAAGTATCTACTTGGCATTTGAAGTAACCAATCTGCTCTTTTTGTAGGTTGAACGAAACATCCTTCCCAAATCTTATTAGCATCAGCAGTTCCATAATATCTATTAGTTTGAAAAGCATTAACTATTTTTTCTTGAGTTTCAGCATTAAGAGAATCAAACTCTCTTCTTTTTGTTTCACCTAAGAATTGAAAGAAATGATATTTTTTATCTGTTTCAGTTTCCTTTTCAGTTTTAGCTGATTCAAGAATAGCATTCAATTGATTTGTAATATCTGATTTGAAATCATCATTGTTATCAACTTCTAAAGTCTCAGAAATTTGTACAACTTCTTTTGCTTTTTCTACGATGATATCAGTTGATTTTTTGATGTCTTCGATTGAAGCACCTTCATTTATTTGTTCAACTACAAAGTTTAAGTAGTTTGAAAGGTTTTCTGTATTTTCTTTTAAGTATTCAGAGTATTTAACAACTGAATCAACTCCTTCAACGATATAATCATTATGAGAAATAACTTTATCTAGTTGTTCGTTGATATGTGTTTGATATCCCCAACGGTTAGAAGTTTCTTCGGAAATGTAATTAGAGAAGTCAATTAAACTAGAAGTTTTTTCACCAAGATATTGTGTATAATTGATGCTTTCGTTTGTTTTCTCAGCAACCATTTTAGTATACTCAATTAGGTGATCCATTGATTCAGCAAGTTGTTCTGAGTAATTGATTCCTACATTAGTTTTTTCTCCTACTAATTCAGCGTAGTTTTTAACTTTCTCAAGATTTTCAATGATATAATCATTATGTGAAACTAGTCCATCAACATTTTCAGTAAGTCTACCAATATGTTCTTGAATACTATTTACTTTTTTAGCAATTGATTCCGCATATTTAACGAGTCCTTCATTTAAAGATTTATCCTCTTTATTTGATGAAGATTCTTGAACAGAAGTTTTAAGATTTTCAAATTCATTCTTAATTATCTTCGTATACTCATTAAAGTCCTCAACGGAAATGTATTTTTTTGCATCCATTTCGTTTATTTTTTTATTTTCGGGTTCTATGTTATTTTCTTTGTTTTCTGCAATCTTATTAGATGCAAAAGTCCAAAAATCAGGAACTTCAAAAAGTCCTATATTATCATCTTCAGCATCAAAACCGTAGCTTTCATTTACTCTTTTTAATTCAGCATTTGAAAATCCAGGATTAGCAACCAAGTCATAAGTAAACATCTTTTTGATTTTTACGTGACCGTTGCTTTCAACAACACCAGCAGCTCTACTAGAAATATGAAGAGGAACTCCTGCATCAACAAGGGCTCTAGCATTTTTTCCAGCATCTGTATTTAATAAACGAATACGACCTGTAACTTTTTTAGTAGCAGGATCATAATCAATAGATTCAATTACGTGAGATGCATTTTTAAGTGAAATATCAAAAGATTTTGGATGATCTAATTCACCTAAAAGTTTGTTATTTTCACATTGTTTTTTAAGCTCATTAACGTGAGGGAGAATCTCCTTTTCGTCATATATTCTATTATTGTTGTTCTTAACGCCGATTTCGGTAAATGTTCCCTCTAAGACGTATTTGTCTTCTCCTTCGGATATAAGGTTCAATTTATTTTCCGATCGTTCGACAATCAGAAGAGTCTTATTGCTCATAGTTTAAGCTTTATTTTTAGGTATATATCTTTAGTCTTATTTAACTTTTGCTAATTAAGCTATAGCATCAGCTGATGCTTTGGATGCAGCTAGTTTTTCTTCGTCTTCAATTGTTTTCATTTTCTTATTAGTTCTAAGATCTTCTGGGGATAATCCTAAGAATCTTTGAATTAAGAATTCAGAAGCAAAGTATTTAATTTCATTCATGTTAGCATCCATTTCAACAAGACCATCTTTCATTGCTGTAACAAAATCAAGACGTTTTTGAAGGATTTCTATTTCTTTCATCTCTTCAAAAATGTTATATTTATGGAATTTTATACCGACTTGTGCTTTAAATGCATCATCATCTTTTAATTCTGGAAAATCAAGACACATCTGAATCCAAAGAGGTTTAACAAGAATTTCTTGAAATACTGATCTAATACGAGTAATAAAACGACCAAATTTAATTTCATCTCGTGTCATACCTTCAGCATTCATCTCCCAAGAAGGAGGTGATTCCATATCAAAACGAGAAAGAGGAATTTTAGATACTTTAATTAGTTTTTCACGGAAGTATTTAAGAGCTTCTGTGTCAGAAAGATCAGGTCCGTCATTACCAATAGTTTCGATTGTTGGTTCTCCAGCTTCACCTGACGGTAACCAATACTCTTTATTAAATGGCATCATTGCTTTACCATTAACTTTTAGTTCTCCTGATTCTGTATCAAAATCGATATTTTCACGATAGTTTTGCATCAAAACACCAAGAGATTGACGAGCTCTTGTTTTAGATTTACCGCCTACAGGAATAACGAATTTTGTTTTGAATGAAGCATTTACTGTAGCCCAAATTACTCGGGAATGTTCCATGATTCTTAGTAAGTTAAATGATCTTACCAAACGTTCTACATAAGAAACACGATTTGCTGTGTTAACGTTTGCATATGAGATGTATATGACTTGTGAATCATATAGCTTTCTTTCTTTTTGTACTTGACCTTTGAACTGAGTCCAAATTTTCTTTCCTTCTTTATCGAGTCCTGGAGTTAAATTGATTGGATCAATTTCTTTGAAACCAATAATTCTAGTTTGTTCTTTATTGTAAATAATTTCAAAAGAAACGAAACCATCAACTAACCATTTACGAAAATAAGACCAAGCTGCAATATCATTATTGAACCCAAAGTATTGATAGATTCTTTTGAAGTTAGTTTCTAATGCAATCTTAA